AAAACTTCCGTGTACACTGGATCGGCAATCAAGTCTCTAACCTTACGACCAAATCTCACGGCAAGTTCTGTATTCATCGTGGCTTGAATAATCTTCAACTTTGGATTACGACCCAAGAACCACGAGGGCATAAGATAAGAAGCCATCTCTGACTTCGAGTGTCTAGGAGGCATGTTTACGATAAGTCTTTTTAACTTGCCTTCAGCGATTAGCTCCAATTTTTCTGCAATGATTTTATGATGTCGTCCAACGATAAAACCTTCATATACATGTTGGGCATATGCCAAGAAATTTTTTTGAGCTATATCGCGGGTGTCCAGTTTATTTTTCTGTTGCTCAAGCAGAAATACTTCTTGTAACACCTCTTTGGGTAAAGCATCTAGATTCATGACCAAACGATAATATATCTGAATGAATTTATCAAGCCTACTATACTACATGTACATAGTAACACCGCCGTGTAGTTTAGGGGGGTGGGGGGTAAAAAATACTGACGAGTCACAGTCGTTCCTCGTCAGTAACCCCATCTTGGGGAGTTGCAGCGAGTTTGGAAGCCACCAGGTGCGTGTGCCTCAGTAAAAGGCACACAGACTCGCAGTGTTGCTCGTTTTATCTGTGTGCCTTTTGGAACTTGTCTGTGAGTCGCATCTAGCGACTCACAGTATGTGTTTAAGCTACGTCCTTGGACTTTGTAGCTTGGTCTTTGAGGCTTTGTAGGTGTGACCTCTTGACCATAACGTAATCGCCATCGATAGAAGAGATTAGCTTGGTGATGACCTCTTTGACGACATCGTTAACGATGTCGTCATTGAGTCTTGATTGAAGATCATCTACATCACTTCTAAGATCCGTGATTGTGTAGTTGTCTGAAATCGCATCATCAATTCTTGACTCGACTTGCTCTGTTACCAACTCTTCGATGGCTTGTTGTACATCCGACATTTGCTCTCCTTTTCTAGTTGAATGTTATTGTTAATAATGTTATATCAGATTCCATGGGATAGGTCAAGAACTTTCCCATGCAATCTGAGCATTTCTGATATGCATTAATAACATGACTAAGTTATTGACTTATGGGATTAGTTGGGATATATTTTATAGACATCAACGGCAAGAAGGAGAAAGAAATGCCACAAAAAATAATAAAAGAAGACTCGCCTTTTGAGAGACTTGGTCAACACTTAGAGGTTGCCTATCGTAGAGGAGAGTTGCTTGGTTATAAAAAAGCGATCTTAGAACTAACTAAGTTAGAAAATAAACTAGAAGTAGAACTAGATAAAATGGAAAGAGAACTAAATGAAATCGATTCACAAAGTAAATAGAAAAGGCAAAAGAGCCATTCATAAAAAGACGAAGAAAAGAAGATATTCCGAGTCCATGGTGCATACTGCCAAGTTTCATTCTGCTTGGGATTATATTCTTCAGTCATCATCTAAATAGCTTCTCCTTGAGCTAGTAAGCCACAACAGAAATGTTGTGGCTTTTTTTTGAACCCCGATCCAGAAACTTCCCGCCATATCCCCCGCCAGATGTTGCAGCCTCTGGTTCTGGCTAAAAGTTGCAGAGGTTCGCAAAGCGACCACTTCGTTACCTCTGCATTTCCCCCCGATCCAGAAGGGCAGTCACCGCTGCAGCTTCGTTGCCTCCGTAAAAGTCGCAAAGGATCGCAGACCCTTTGCGACTAAATCAACTTTTTTAATTCGCAATAGCCCACCCTCCCAACCCTTTTATTATATCGGAAAAAATGGGATTGTCAAGGATTTTATTTTATTTTTTTTACTTTACTCGGGTTGACTTATGGGAATAAATGGGATACACTGACCAGGCCTAACAACGAAAGGAAAAAAAATGAAACAATACCCAATATGGAATATCATCACGGCTTGTATTTATAAATCGGCTAAATCTTACGGAGTCAAAAACACTGGCGAAGTAGAGGTAAGAGTGGGGACATCTTCGAGGAACTCACATAAATTTCTACAACACACCACGACCCACCGACTCCTCGACAATGGGGACAGAGAATATCGCTTTTACCTTGATGGCGAATGTATCAAAAGAGCCTTGTTGAAAAAAGGTGCAGACGAACTACAAACATTAGAACCAAACCTTTAACCAAGAAGCACCCCCTTCGGGGGTGCTTCTTTTTTCTTGCCTCCGTTCGCATTTCCTCATGGTGGGGTTGCAAAGGTGCAAAGATTCGCAAAACTCATCTTTGCAAAATTGATGCCACAACTCGATTAGCACACCCCAAACAATCTTCCAAACTCCCGAAGGTCAGAAGTGCCTCGGCTTCGGGGGACACCGAGAGGGACGCAAGGTGCTTGGACGCAAGGAACTCGCAGAGTTTACCACCTTCAAACAAATATAGAACCGACTTCGAAGATGCACGAACCAAGAAAAAAGAAACATAATTATTGGCTTTTAGCCTCAAATGTGTTGAAATTTGTGAAGGTTCGACCTTGAAAGTGTTTCCTTTTGTGGGGGATTTTAACTCAATGAAAAGAGGATATTTTTCATTAATAATTATGACATCTGGAAACCCACTATTAAATTTATTTTCTATCTTTTGGATAAATGTGCCTTTTGGCAAATTATCTTTTATTGATAAAAAAAAGTTTTTTTCTGTCATTTAGTGCTTGACCTTTATGGGATTATGTGGGATAAGTATTTATATACTTTATTATAGCGAAAGGAAAGTAATATGGAAGTAGTAATCACACCACAAGACCAACAATGGTTTTTAAGTGGGTTGTATGTTCTTGAAACAATAGTAGATGAACAAGAGGAAACAACCGAATATGTTAAACTTAATTTTAAGGATATTTCTAAAGATGACTGATGTAGTTGAATATGATGTAAAAAGGGGAGCATTCAATAATTGGGAGGCTTTCGCCAATGGCGAAAAAATGGTGGAAGATATGCCTTTTTTCAAAACCAAAAAAGAAGCAATATCTTTTTTACAAAAATATTATGTCAGATACGAAATAGAAAATACTTGGCTACTAAAAGGAGTGCAAAGATAAAATGAAAGCAATATTAATTCAACCCGAACAAGAAAGTATCCGTTATATTAGTTATGATGGAGATTATAAAAGCATCTATAGAATATTAGGTTGCACTATGTTTGAAGCAGTTTATCCATTTGATAATGGAGATACTCTTTGGATAGATGAAGAAGGTTTACTAAAAGAAAGTAACTTTGCTTTTAATATCAGAGCCGATAATCCAAAATTTAATCAAACGATTATGGGGAGTGCTTTGATTTTAGGTACAGATGCAGAAGGCGAAAGTATCGAATGTTTATCTAATTTAGATGACATAAAGAGCAGAGTTAACTTTCAAGGTAAAGTTGCAATCGAAAATGATGGACAAGGTTTTACTATAACTCCTTGGCATATTTATCAAAATAATCTTGAAGAAGCTAAATTACTTTTAGAGAAATTAAAAATTGAAGGGAGTGCTTAGTGACAAAATTTTATAAATGTTGTCTTTGTGATGGTCTTATAGATCATCACAAAAATGCAAAGGGAGAGACTTATTGGACGAGAGGACATAATGCTCAACCAATTAAAGAGGGACAATGTTGTGATTGGTGCAATGCTCATGTTGTCTTACCAAAAAGATTTGAAAACATAATGAAAGGAAATTTCAATGAAGAAAATGCACAAAGCTAAACAACGATCTAACCAACACAAAAGAAAACATAATCCAAAATCAACACACAGATCGGGGATTATTGTTGGTAAGAGAAGCAATGTTGGTGCTATTCAAAGTGCCTTCTCAAAGTAGCAGTTGTCAAAGTAGGACACGGATTTATTCGTGTCTTATCTTGAAAATTGCAACAACAAACGAAAGGAAAAGATATGCAGATTTCAAAACTAGAGGTAAAAAATATCTCACACTATGCAAGAGGTTCAGAAGAAACACCTTGTTATAATGCCACAGTTTATATCAATGGCAAAAAAGCAGTTGAAGTATCTAATGACGGACATGGTGGAAGTGATAGACAACACACCTATCCCGAAAGTGGCTTTAGACTTCAAGACATTGATAAATGGTGCGTTGAAAAGTTTGGTCAAGAGACTTGGGAGTATGGTGGAAAGACCTATTCCACAGACTTAGACTTGGAACATTATTGCCACCAAGAGTTATATAATTGGCTTGATACTAAAGAGTTGAAGAAGGAAATGAAAAAGCAATACCTTTGTGTTCGATCAAGCACTAAAACTATTTAAGGAGTACACATAATGGAAGAAATCAGACCAAGCTCTTTGGAGTTAGCAAAGGCTTTAGAAGATTTTCTTTTCCATGAACTTGATGTGGTTACGGAGAGTGATTGGTTTGATGAAGTTATAGAAAAGAAAGTAACTGAGGTGTTAAATAAAAAACTATTAGAATTAGGAAAGGATTAATTATGGGTAGATATTATAATGGAGATATTGACGGCAAATTTTGGTTTGCCGTTCAATCAAGCAATGATGCCGATTTCTTTGGAGTAGAAGGAGAAACCAGGTTTTTAGATTATTATTTTGATGAAGATAATAAGAAAGATGTTCACAGAGGTATGCTTGAATGTGATAGGCATTTGGGTAAATACAGAAAACTCTTAGATGAATTTTTTGAAAATCGTGAAGGATATAACGACAAAATGTTAATTGAATATCTTGATGAAAAAGCACACCCTACAAAACATACTGAACAAGGAGTTAAATATTACTTGGAGTGGTATGCAAGGTTAATTCTTGGTAAGAAGATTTATAACTGCATACTTGAACAAGGTAGTTGTAGTTTTGAGGCAGAGTTATGACAACG